CGGACAAGACTACGGCTTTTCTATTGACCCTGATACACTCATCAAAGTAGCGGTGGATAATCGTAGCAAAATCATTTACATTGATGAAAAGTACTATAACAACAAGCAGTTATCCTCTGACGGACTATATCAACTCAATAGGAACCTAATTGACCGCCCTGACGACCTTATTGTAGCCGATAGTGCCGAACCTCGCCTGATTGCCGACCTAAGAGACAAAGGACTAAACATAGAGCCTTGCGAAAAAGGAGCAGGAAGCGTATCAGCGGGCATAACCACAATGCTCAATTACAAGTTAGTGGTAACACCTCACAGCTTCAACGTGAAGAAAGAGCTGAAAAATTACGCTTGGAACGACAAAAAAGCAGGTATCCCCATAGATAACCACAACCACGCTATAGATGCCATTCGCTATATCACTATGAAGCTGCTAAGTGGCACTAATAACAACTTATATCAACTCGCATCAATGATTTAGCAGGTAGCACCTGCAGGCAATTATTTTATAATAACTTATACGATGGACAAACAGACTATAACACAAGAAGATTTTAAAAAAGGCATTACCACCATAGACATCGCCCCCTACCAACGGCAATACGATGTTAAGAAGCACGATATACTCATCAATAAGCACCGCTATCCCGACCCTGAAATAATGATACCCCTCACTGACGAAGTGGGTAATCCTCTTTTAGATAGTCAGAACAAACCACGATTTGAGAAGCGTACTCGTTCCCTCAATCGCATAGGCTTGCCCTATCAAAAGCGCATTGTAGAAATTGCCACGATGTTCCAAACCGCTATCCCCTACAAGTACACTGCTGATGATAGCCCCCTATTTACTGCCTTTCTGTCAGTTATCAAGGCAAATAAAATGAACTTTTCAGACAGCAAAATATGTACGGAGGTGAAGCGTTACACCCAAGTAGCCGAGTTGTGGTATACCGAAGAAGAGCAAAACGAACAATACGGTGTGCCTTCTCAATTCCTATTGCGCCACAAAATCCTATCCCCCGAAAAATACACCCTATACCCGCGCTTTGACGATAATAACAACCTCATATCCTTTGCCGTAGAAAGTACTACCAAAGAGGGCAAAACTGTATTCCAAGCCTTCACCGCTGAATTTATATACACCTTCATTACCGAAAATGGGGTTACCACTACCGAAGTGAAAGAAAATATCATCGGCAAAATACCAGTGGTATTGTACCAGCAAGACAAACCCGAATGGGATAGTGTACAACATCTTATTGAGATAGCAGAAGAGCAGCGTACTTATTTCTCCGAAAGCAACAAAAAATTCGGCGAACCTATCCTAATGATTGCAGGGCGTGTCGAGGGCAAAACTGCTACCAATAACACCGGCGGCAAAGTCTTCGAGGTCAAAGACGGTGGCAATGTACAATTTGTTGTACCCCCTAATGCCAATGAGAATTTCGACCGCGAAATGACGATGAACCGCCGTGATATACACGAGTTCACCCACACCCCCGACCTTTCCGATGAGTTCTATGCAGGCAAAGGCAATA